AAAGAGTTGTAATGCCAATGAGATTGCCAGAGGGTAAGATATTGTTGATTGGTACTCAGAAGAGAATAGGAGATGCGACAGATTGGGTTAGACAAAGTCCAGACTGGGCGCACGTTTGGCATCCTGCGTTAAACAAAGAAGGAAAACCAAGATGGCCAGAGTATTGGACTATGGAAAGACTAGAAGCAGAAAGGCACTCTATGGGGACTAGAGCGTTTGAGTCTGAGTATTTATTAAATCCACTTGATCCAGAAACAGCAGTAATTCCGTGGGGAGTTATTGAGCCTTGTTTAGACCAATCATTAGGATTTGACAAACCGATTGGAGATACTGACATTGTAATTGGTGTTGATTTGGCCGTGGGTCTTGATACTACAAATGACGAGACAGCTTACACAGTTGTATCTTATGATAGAGATACTAAGGTTCGTCATGTTATCTATCAATGGTGTGGTAAGGTAAAAGCAGAAGGAGCAGGGTGGCTAACATCTCAAGTAACTAATTTAGTATCATTGGCAGAGAAATATAATCCGTCTATGATTATGGTAGAAACAAATGGGTTCCAGAGATTAGTAGCACACGCAGCTAAGGACTTAGCTTCTTTACCAGTACAAGGTCACAGAACAGGTTCAGAGAAACATCATGCACAGATTGGTATTCCTAGAATAGCTTTAGCTTTAGAACAAGGAAGATACATCATACCCTGGAATAAATCAGTAAACAAATCAGGGCCAATAGGATCTAGGAAGTTGGTAGAAGGTTTGTCTAGATTGATGTGGGGCAAGAATGGTAGATTGGATGGACATACATCAGATGCAGTAATATCGCTGTGGATGTGTGAGTTGGCAATACAAGATATTGATAAGCGTGGAATACGAGTAACAAGCTGGGATAATTTTTAAGGTTAAAGGGTTATATAACAGCACATATAACCCAATATGAATAAAGGAAACACTTTAACAAAAGACGAATGGAAAGCTTGCATAGAATGCAACTACCCCATAGGAAAGCACAGCAATATGGGAGATGATAAGAAGCGTTGCAAACATTGCTACAACAAAGCAAAGTATGGAGTATCTGACATGAACAACTGTTTTCAAGGGTCAGTTATTACTATTGATTAATGAAGCGACACAAAGCAGGACATAGTGAGCAAACAACACTTTGTGGTTATAGCTGCACAAAACAGGAGTACAGGATTATGAAAAATAGACATCTTAGTTTTGTAAATTGCAAGAAGTGTTTGGAGTTAATGAAATGAGGTGGAGATTTGATTGCTTTGTTTGTGGAGAGCGCTGGGAAGAAGAACACCGTCACCTGGAGAAATATCATTTTATGTTTAGCGAAGATCATAAAAAAGAAGGTAGGCCAGTTGTTGATTGTTACAAATGCAAAATAGAATCTATCTATACACCGATAGTAGGAGACATGGTTGGAAATCGTTCTTGAGATAATTGCAGGTTTTGCAATGGCGGTTTTGATTACGTTAGTATTGTGGGCATTGTATTCAATTAGGACTTTAGGAAAGCTGTAATTATATATGCTTTCGGAATCTAAATTGCCTCTAGAAAAAACAGGTCTAAGCACAAATAATATAGTAAACGCTTATATAACCCCTATCTACTATTAGATTACCACACAAAAGATGTGGCAAAGGAAAACAAACAAAATGGAAAACAAAAACACACTCTGGTCTAAACTTAGCGCACCTCAATTAAGGGAAGCAATTGAAATGTTCCGTTCAGAACAAGATTCTGATAATGAACATTTGTCATTTGATGAATACCAATCTGTTGTTAATGTAGTTGCATTAGCAGATTGGATTGAATGGGAATACTCTGAAATTCTAATGGTTAGGCAAGAGCAAGAATATATTTGGGAACAAGAAGTTAAAGATGCTAAGGTGAACTAAATGGGTAAGACAACAGTAATCAGATTTATACCAGATGACAAAGCATTTGCAAAAGCTTATGCTGAATTTATCAAACGCAAAAAAGAGAGAGGTGAAGAATGCAGTTAATCTTATATCGTTGCGATGAATGCTATAGTCCCAAGATCCGTATGGAATCAGGATGGAAATGTTTAATATGCGAGGAATAGAAGTGTTAACAACAGAAGAATGGCAGAATCAAATAAAGGAGGATATCAAAGATGGGTTTAACAAAGAAGTTGAATAAAGTAGAAGACCTGGTAATGCGTCATTTAAAAGACCATGATGTTTGCAGAGACAATACTAAGTTCTTGTACTACTCAGTCCTTCAAGAGTTTTACAGAGCTACAAGTCCTAAAGGTAGGCAATGCGAAGAGGATAAATTCTTATCTGATTTGTATGACCTTTTACACTTTGCACCTTGTGATGAATCAATTCAAAGATCAAGAAGAAGGATTCAAAATAAGCTAAAAATGCATCAATCATCTAAGGCAGTTCAGAAGATGAGAGAGAAAGCAGAAGAGACATACTACACCTGGTCTGTTGAAGACTGATTAAATATATAAAGGGCAGTGGGCATAGTCAATACCGATGACAAGTTCAGGGTCCAGAAATTCCATAAGCAATTTTTTAAACTTCCAATTTGATGTAGAGGACTTGTCATCATAATGGCTCGACTCGAACTTAAGGGAATTGACAACCGAGTTCGAGAGGATGTAAAAGTACTAGCAAAGACACATGGGGTTACTGTTGCTAAATTCTTAGAGCCAGCAATCAAGAATTACATTTATCAAGCCGATAATAGAGAAAGGCTTATTAGAGCAAAGAGGTCTGACCCAGACTGGTAGCATGGGATTTTTAGACAGATTTAGGAGCAAGCCCAAACAAACATCTAATTTACAAACATTTTTAGATGGTAATTTAGAAAAGGAAGCCAGAACACCAGTATACGATATGGCTCCTGCAATGGGAAGTACTGGGCCAATGCGTATCGATCCTATTTACAATTTACATCATTTAGAAAACTTAGCAATAAACTATTCACATTTACAAACGGTAATTAATCGCATTGCATCACAGACGGTTGCTAAAGGATACAGACTAGAACAGACAGTGGAGAATCCTAGCGAAGACCAGAAGGCATTGATAGAAAGATTATTGAAAGACCCAAGTAACGGAGACAGTGATATTACTGGTGAAGAGTTTTGTAAAGCATTGATTAGACAGCTTGAAGTCTTTGATGATGCATGGATTTCTATAGTTTACGATTACGTCAAGGATGAATCAGGCAAGATTTTAGGCAAACAAGTATCTCAATTATGGGTTGAAGATTCAAAACAAATGCGATACAATACAGATAGATTTGGTAAATTCCAAACCGAAAACAAGTTCTGTCCTACTTGCAGAAAGACAGCTAATGGTTCAGCTTGTGCAGAGTGCGGAACTAAATTAGTATTGATTGCATACACATTTGAAGATCATGAAGGTGACATTCCGTTTGCTAGAGATGAAGTAATACATTTTAACAAATACAGTACCACAGCTAGATTGTACGGACAATCACCAATAGTTGGATTAATGAAAAAGGTAGAAACTGCATTGGCAATAGAAAACTATCAGAACAAATTGTTTAGATTAGAAAGACCACCAAAAGGATTCTTAGATATTCCTAACCTGGATGAAACTGCATTGAATAGATTAGGAGAATACATTGCAGAAGAAACCAGACGCAATCCTAACTTTGTACCAATTATATCTTCAGGTGAAGGGCAGTCAGGAGCTAAGTTTGTTACAATTATGCCAAGTCAAGGAGAGGCAGGTATGATTCCTTATATGGATAAAATAAATCAAGATATTAATTCAGCTTATGGAGTTATGCCATTAGCAGTTGGAGATGTATCTGGAGTTGGTGGGCTTAATGCAGAAGGTGAGCAGTTGTCTATGATGGATAGAACAATAACAGAAACACAAAATGTTTTAGTCAAAGGATTCTTTGAACCACTATTAGATATTCTTAAGATTACGGATTGGGAAATTGTATTCAACGACATTGACGAGCGTAATGAACAACAACACTTAGCTAACCTAAGAACTAAAGCTGATGTTATTGCTGCGTTTCAGGGTGTAGGAATTACAGTAGATTTAGATGAAGAAGGAGAGTTAATATTACCAGAAACAGACTCAGAAAGTTTGCCAATGTCTCAGGCGGAAGAGGAGCAAAAAGAACAAGCAGACTTGTATCGGCCTTAGATAGAAACTTAGCAGTAACTATCAAACGAGAAGTAAACAGACTTAGGTCTGCAAAATCATATTCTGAGTTAAATGAGAAGCTACCCAACATAATGCTTGCTCTGGTTCAAGATCTTAAAAATTTAGTAAATAATGAAATGAAATCTGCATATTTGCATGGATTTAAAATGGCTGCTGATGAAGATAGAGTTAAAGTCATAGAAAAGCAAGATAAGTATTCTCATATTAACTTTAAACCTACAAAAGCTATGGCAGAAGAGGCTGCTAAAGGTTTAGAGTATCGTAGAGAGTTTGGCAGAGGCGGTACAGAGGTAGGAGTTGCCAGAGCTAGAGATATTAAGAACAGAGTAAATCTGTCACCAAGAACTGTTAAACGTATGAAAGCTTTCTTTGATAGACATCAATCAGATAGAGAAGGCAAGGATTGGGGCAATGAAAATAATCCAAGTGCAGGATATGTTGCACATTTACTTTGGGGTGGAGATGCAGGATATTCTTGGGCAAGAGCTAGAGTTAGACAAGTAAATGCAGCAGATAAGAAAAAGTCAGTAAGTAAACAAGACAGGTTTCAGATAGACTTTGACCAAGTAGATGAAGATGCAATTAGGGCATTGCAATCAGATCAAGTACAGACCAATAATTACAATGAATTATCTACAGTTTTGTCCACTAAATTAAATCAAGTAGTTGCAGAATCTATAGTTGAAGGCCGTAGTATTCCTAATACTGTAGCAGAAATGCAGAGAGTAATTAACCAGGAGACTTACAAATTAACTAGAATAGCTAGAACAGAAATGATTAATATTACTAATGAGGGCAGATTAGCGTCTTATCAAAAGCAAGAAAAGCTTCGTAAAAAGCCTTTTAGATACACACTAGTTGTTGCATCGGGTGCAAGGACTTGTGCGGCACATAAAGACATAGGCAGCCAAATACCTTCTGAGGGATTATTGCTTAATGACCTCATAGACCTTCAACAAAGGGTAGGAGCCACTTATGGATTTACCCTTCGGGGAAACTCGTTGTTGCACCC